AGACGCATTTCTTACTCTATACTCATCAAGCTCTGATCCTGATAACCAAACAGTAGGATCATCCTTTTTTTCTTTTAAACTTAATCCCTCCCATTTTTTAGGAAATCTAAGAACACTTTTCTTAAAGAAAGTATCAGGAACATCGTAATTATCTAAGTTCTCATAGTGTCCAAAATCTGAGGAGTACATTCCTAACTTAGTTCCAGCATAAGGAGCAAAGGTAGATGCCCAAGCCATTGTAGGTCCTCCAGTCCTTTCCTTTAAACTGACATTTAGTTCTACCAGAGCCAAATCAGCGTCTAGATTAATGGGACTTAGTTCACTAGTGGCCCCATATGGTAATCCTGTAATCTGTTCGGTCCTCACCTTTAATCCTCTATCAATTACATTTTGCATACCCACATACATATCTTCTTGGGGAGTGCCTCTATCCAAAACCTCTTTCCTGATGGAATGGTCAGCAGCTTCAATAGCTAAGGTTAAACCATGACAACCAGCTTCTTTTACTAAATCTAACCTTTTTTCTCCACCCTTTCCAATAGTCATCTCCCAGCGCATTTGAGCATGGTATGGTATACCTACTCTCTTCTTCCATTTTTTAGCAAGTTCGGGTAGCCATTCTTTAGTATCAAAGCCATGCACATCATCCTGAAAATAAATTATTTGAGTGTCCCAATTATTAACTAACTCTTCTGCTTCTTTGATAACATCTTCAACTTTTCTAACATTATAAGGAAATAATCTCCCGCTCATTCCCAGAGCAGAAGCTATTTTCTGAGCTATGTCTGGAGTAGTTTTTATGTCTTCGGGTCTACTGCTATTGTAGCAATAAGTACATCTATAGGGGCATCCTGTCATACCTATAATGCTTTTTATTTTACTTTTTCCAAATTCTGGGTAATTGCTATACAATCTGTCCCTGTCGGGGGCTGGGAAGTCTTCCGTTTGAGATAAGGGAATAATCCCCCTTTCTGCTTCATCCGATAAAATTCTCCTGAGAGCCCTAAATCCCTCACTCATAACAACATAATCAGAATGCTCTATGGAATCAGACGGAAAATAAGTAGCATGAGGACCTCCTAATACTATTTTAATATTCGGGTGATCTTCTCTAAGCTTATCTATAGCACTAAATGTTTGGAGATGATTACCCGTATAAATATTAAATCCGATTACCTCTGGCTCATAAGACCTAACTTTTTCAAAGAAGGAAGTGAAATCATGGTTTTTAACTAAATGAAACTTCCTGTCCCACCCCATATCTCTAGCCAATCCTCCAAGGTGAAGAAGACCCAAAGGCTCTATAACAGAATAGGCTGCAACCAATAAAACTTTATTTTTGTTACTCATGATTGAAAAAATCCCTATAAACATATTTAGCTAATTGCACAGGATCTACTGTCTCACAAGAGCTATCACAACTAGATTCCATATCTTCCCAAGATTGAAGTTTTCTCATATTATTCTCGCATCTCTCCATACATTTAGCATGAAGATCCCAATAGAGAGTTGTATTTTTAGTAGCATAATGGTAAAGTTTATTTATAGTCTGTGCATCAAGTAAAACTACATTAGAGTTCTGTGAATTAAACACATGATGCATCCCTCCATCAGATAATACAGCAACTCTAGCTTTAGCAGCTTCTGCCGCTAGTTCTTTCCACGACAAATGACCAATATGAACATCTCCTAGTTCTAGAAAATCTTTAGAGAATTCTACAATCTTAATCGAAGAATCTAAATTCTTTATTTCTTGAACAAATGCTCTCCACGATTCTCCAATGTCCCCATTAAAACGAAAGCCCTTTCCATCACACCCAGGATGTGCGCCAGGATTTGCAAAAGATAATTTTTTCGCAGGAACTATAGCCAGAGTTTTATCTTCCTTAGAGGGCTTATCAATATAAATTTTAGGAAATAAGTCTGTCTCATCATACAAATATTTTTCTAATCCCATTTGAAGCAAAGAATTTACATACAAAAGTGTAGCCGTAGGATGTTTATATAAAAAATCAAAGTTTTCATTCCAATAGTTCCAAAGATTAGGATGCCACTCAGCAAAAATAACAAACATATTGGAAGGGAGATTGGTTCTTCCATTCATAGCTTCATTTTTCCAAAATTCATAATTACCTATAAATTCTTGAGAAGGAAAAGAAACTTCATCAACATGAGGGTTATCCTTTAAAATAAGGGCTAATTCACCAACAGTAATTACGACTAATTTTGAATCAGGGTATTCCTTTTTTAAGATATGCGGGGCACTAGTAGTATGAACCGAATCTCCTAAATTGTGGGGGTAAAACCATCTAGGGATAACAAGATAAATTGTATCCATATCTAATAACTTCTCTTTAAAATAGATTTAGGTAAATTACCTTGGCCCATACTGTGTTCAAACTTCACAAAACCTCCAGCAGGATTAAAGGGTACATTCAATACCTCTCTAACCTCTGCCTCTAATTTGTCTCGTTCTGATACTAGCTCTTCAGAAGTTATATAATCAGTCCATACATACGAACGATAACCACCATCTGGATCTCCTTTATAATAATCAGGCTCTTCCAGATAATTTAGATCCTTTTGATATAATATATCCCCAGTTCTGGGTTGCGTATAAACATAATGATCTCCCTTCTTTACAGCTTCATCAAAGTAGGGGGATCCTGGATAAGTGGTTATGATAGTGCAATCAAAATCTTCTGGTTTGGTTTCAATCAACCAATTCTTTGTATTCTCTATAGTCTCCTTACTCTCCCCTGCATGACCTATAGACATGAGAGCTTTTACTTTTAATCCAGCATTCTTCGCGTACTGCATACACTTAGTATTATCAGCTACATCAGCGTTCTTCTCTATATTCTTCAGTATGCGCTCGTCACCAGATTCAAAACCTGTCAAGAGCCATCGGAACCCAGCTTTGTACATCAAATCAGCTTGCCTTTGCGTGAATAACTCGGCCTTTACAAAGCCTCTCAGCTTGAACTCCTCACCTACATCTTCCTGGGTCTTAATAAGTTTCTCTAGAAGAGTTTCCCACTCTTTACTAACATTCAACTCATCATCATAAAACATAAAACCAGTAAATCCATATGTATCATATAGATGACGAACTTCGGCTACAACAGAATCCGATGATCTAGTCCTAATCCTTCTTAAGAATGGAGAATTCCTACCTCCGCAAAAAGTACACTTAAAAGGACAACCTAGTTGGCATATCAAACTTGTAGCTTTAGCTCCATCAATATCATAATGATAAGAGTCCACATCCACTAAATGACGAGCGGGTAGAGGAAGCTTCTCTAACTCATCATTAGTAAGAAATAATCCTCCCTTGGGAACATCAGCATCTACTATCCCATTGTCAATGCCAAGAGCTTCAAAAATAGCTTTCTCACCATCTCCTGCCACAAGAACATCGAAATGCTCTAACAATGCTTCAATATCTTTGGTAGCTCTACCAGGAGTTTTCTCCTTCTTCATAGCAGAATGCATAAGAGAAGGGTGGGTGCCTCCTAAAATAATTTTAGCTTTTGGGGAAAACTCTCGTATGTAATTAGCTATCTTAAAGGCAGAAGGTACTTGAGGAGTGGTTGCTGTTAAACCAAAAGTTTTAACAGTAGGGGTATCCCTTATGTAAGCCTCTAAAACACCATAACAATTTTCTACCCCTGCCAAGTCCAGAAAATCAATTTCATAGCCTATGGACTCTAAAACAGCAGCCACTTTTAATATACCTATATGCATAAACACTCTTTCATCTAATAAAAATGGAGAGGGTGGAGTAATTAAACAAATTTTATTTTTGAATAACATCTAATGCTGTCCTCACTTGTTCACTCAAGTTCTGTTTATGCTCATTATTCATGTGGGATAAGTTATACACTAAAAGAGGATCTTTAATGAACTCTACTCTATTATACCCAATTTTTTCTAGAATGGGAACAAAAATAACTACATCTGCTGCCGCAGTATAATAATTACCTTCTCTATCCTTAAAATTATGATCTTCTAGCAAATCCCATAAATGTCTCTTGAAGGTTCTTAAGTGAGAGAAAGGCCAGCCATCTATAACCCCTTGTCTTGGATGACCTTTGTATTCTCTACAAATAGGGGCATCTCCGTTAGTTGTTACATAGCTTCCGTAAGTCAGCCAGCATCCTGTCCTTTCATACACTTCCGAGACCTTCGATAATGATTTTGAATTAAAGAACCAATCATCACCATCTAAATGGACTATAACATCTTCACTAGAAGCATTAGCCTCCTCTACACCCCTTTTGTGATTTAAAGGAACGCCCCTTCTCTCTTTATTACAGACTAACTTGAATCGTTTATCGTCTCCAATTGCCTCTTTGGCCTCTCTAACTGTAGAGTCCAAAGAATTATCATCAATTATAATTTGCTCAAAATTGGTATGGTCCTGATCCTTCACCGACTCTATACACTTACCAATCCAATCCTGAGCATTATAAACAGGGGTTATTATTTTAAAATGTTGATCCATCGTTCTAATATCTCCTCTTTTTCCAATATCTCTTGTCCGTTACTGATCCCATTGAAGGGTATCCCAGAGAGCCTACACTCAGCCTCTACAAGCCCGTAAGTCTCACTAAGGGATGAGTGGTACACTTCGCTTACTTGTCCGTACATAGCCGCAGGATCGTCCTCATGAGACATTAAGATTGCATGACCTGAAGTAATCCACATCTCTACATACTCCTCAAAATAAGGAGTGTCGTTAATTTGTCCGAACAGCAAAACTCTTTCATATCCATCGCTTAAAGCTCTTCTGATGGATATGTGCGTTTGCTTGTTTTCATCAATACTGCCAACTACCCCTGCTCCCCTATTATTAGGATTTGTCCAATTTACTTTTCTGACGAGTGGGGGAATAACCACTGAAGGGTGGGTTACTCCTTGCCACTTCTTTTGGGCATTACTTACGAATACGATTAAATCGTACTGTGCCAGGGACACTTTCTTAAGGGGCCACACATCCTTCTCATGACAATATATGATATGCTTTTTAGCTCTCACCGCATCGGGAACCTGAATGAAATGACTAATCAAAATATCAGTAGGACCAAGCAAACACTGATCTAATGTACCCGACTTACATTTATCTAAGTGCCAGTCATGAGGTCCATAAAAGGTACAATCATACCCATTCTCATTTAGGAGATTAGTTAGATTTATGTGAGCAACTGTTCCCCCACCAGGATGGGTCCAACTTGATACAAGGCAAATCTTCGTTGGGGGGGCTATCACTGTAACCTCTTTCTTCATGAGAGACTTGAATAGCTCCTGTTTAATCTTGGACTTTGACACTCATTAACTCCTCGTACAAATTAAGCCTTTGGATAGCAACTTTATTCATATCAAAATTGGCTTCCGTAAGCTCATGAAGATTCTCACCCATACGAGCAACCAACCCAGGGTTCTTAGCGCATTGTGTAAGAATCCTTACCCACTCAGTAATAGGCTTTTCGGGATCAATCAAGAACCCAGTCTCACCATCTACAATCCACTCATCGTAACAACCCACATTAGATGCCACAAGAGGAATTTTATATCTTCCACATTCGGCAATTTTGATCTCTGATTTAGAATCATTAAAATCGTTCATTTCTAGAGGAGCAAGAGCAACATCCATCATCGTGAACATTTGTCCATAACGGTCAGGCTGCTGGGCATAGTGAATATCCCAGTTCTTACCTCCCTTAAATCCTCGTAGAATGATTTCTCTATATCTTTTCCAAACATCATACTGCCAATCTCCAGCAGGAGTTTGTGGGGGTGGATGACCAAAGAAATCCCAACGAACATTCTCTCTACCTGTCCTACCGTTAACCATATGAGGAACACCAGAGAAGTATCTCAAATCCTGTTCATGATGAATCCCACCTACCCAACCAAAGCGTGTGTACTTCTTCTTAGGCTTAGGCACCTTCGGCATATTCCAACAAGGTAAGTTGTAGTCAATGCTATTTTTTATAATCGCAAGAGTGTTGCCCTTTCCCATGTAAGGAGTAACTCTCTCAGCGAATTTTCTTTGTGTTACTGTAACAAGGTCAGAGTGACTATAGATAAACTTTGTAATGTCCTCCAACCCTTTCTCTTTGTACACATTATAAAGCCTATGCCCTTTGTAAATGTCAGTCAGCAAATCATCCGTATCGTAGTGAACAAACTTCCCGAATTCCTTAGCCTTTCCAACAATTCTTGCCGTATAGTTTCCCCCGAAGTTAGACAGGTTCTGGGTGAACACAATGTCTGCCCACTTGATATCCTCAAACTTCCAGTCCTGTTCCCACTTGCCATTCTTCTCGTCAATACCAAGGGGATTCTTGTTCCACCTGACCTCAACACGATCACCGTAAAGCTCCTCTAGCTTCTTAATCGGAGAGATGATTCTATAGTAAGCACAGCCACCCTCATTAGCAGGGACACAAAGTATTTTTAGTTTATCACTCATGGTATAAAAATAGGAAGGCACCCAAAAACAGATACCTCCCTATTATAGTATATTATTTAAATTACTAGGCTTCTTCCTCTTCCCACTCTTCTTCTTCGGAGAAAGTAGCTTTGCTTCCATCAGAGGAGTGTGAGGCTCCAACCGCAGAAGCAAGGCTTCCGATAGCACCACCGAAATCAATGTTCTTATCCGTAGGGATTAGTGCCTTAGCGGCATTAACATAGTGCTTCCGCTTACGCTGACTGAACAAGGTTAAGACTCCTTCCCAAGCAGCAAGGCCAGGGATAAATGCTTTACCCAAACTGAGCGCGGTGCTGACAAGTCCATCAAACCCCCCTTCGTCCAGTTCCCCACCAGCGGGGATATAAGTAGCACCCTCCTTGAGTGCGTCCTTGGAGGTCATCACAAGAGAAGTACCTTCGGGAATCTGTGCTTTAATAGCATCAGGTAGTTGATCAAAGGGGATAACAGCAGCCTCTCCCCCCTCTTCAACCTGATCAGCAGTTGTAAATACAGTACCCTCTCCGAAAAAACTTTCAAGAGCAGCGCAGGAACCCAAACCAACGCCAAGTGCTGTAGTAAATAAAAGGGTTAGAAAAATATTTTTCATAGTTAATTAACTTTTCAATTTAGAGAGGTAATCATTGTCGGAGACATTAGTAGCCTCCTTGGGAGATGTACCTTGGACTGCCACACTAGTTAGCATAGCAGCAGCTTGTTTAACATCTTCATATTCTTCAAGCTTAACAAGCTCATGAATATTATGGAGAACCTCCATAGTAGATGCGATCTCAGCCTTAGTTCCGAGAGGGGAAGTTTTAGGTCTGGGTTGGGATTGGTCGTACTTCGGCCATTGTCCGTCCATCTCTTTCACGATCTTAAAATCGTGACCAGACTCGGGATCGGTAATATCACCGAAGTCCTCATCAAGCATAGCACCAATGATCTTCTTGAAAAGAATCACACCGATGGAAAGAATTTTAACTTCCCCACCCTCACGGTCGAGAATGTTCATATAATAACGAGCGCGAGGCTTAATCTTACGAGCAAGATCCTCGTCTTCCTGGCGACCTGTTTTCCACAGAGCGTAGTAAAGATCACACATGGGGCAAGATTCCCCATGAATCTTACGACAGTGAATGTTCTTTATATTTCCATCTGGTCCAGAGATTCGATGGATTTTAGTTTCCGCATAGAACTCCTTCTCGTCATCCTTCCAAGGGAGGATTCGGATAGCATTACTGCCTTCAGGAATTTGATAGAACTTCTTGAGGAAGTCTGCGTTGTTACCCGATTGCGGGTTGTTAAGTTGTTCGTGCTTTAGACGAAGCGCATTGAGATCAATAGCCATAATTAGTTACTCCTTAGTTAGTATAGTATGATAGTAGTATCACTTGTAAAGTTTAGTTTCTTCTCGTTTATTTGCAGACACTTGCTGCAACATATCTTTTTTCTGCTCAAGGGCTCGGACGAGTCCTTTCAGCATCTCGTATTTGAAAACAGCATCGTCCGACCGATTCTGCAAGGCAGAGTGCGTGTCATCGCTGAGAACAATATCATCAAGGTCTTTAGCTGTCAACTTACTAGCTGATTCTGTCCTTGTAGTTTTTCTAAGATTAGATGCAAAATGAGTGATGTTAAGATTGCACTCATTCATTCGCCTTTTAGCCATGCTCATCAGACCGTGGTAGTAAGAGTAAATTGATGCTTGTCGAAACATCTCGTCTTCTACTGCATGGTCAGTAAAGCTGACCAAGGCATCACTTATGTCTTTGTAGTTTTCCCAAGTAAAATCATCAAGGGATTCAATTAGTTCACGCATATTAGTACCCAGTTCGTGGGAGTGTAGGTTTGTTTGTCTTACTATTAGAGACTGCTGACGCATATCCTTTCAATATTTTTGTTAAAAAATTTGGATCTTTAATTTGGTCTGAGTTGTTGGGGATCTCAGGGGGGTTTAAATTGGGGGCAGGAAAGAGCATCTTGTATTCTGCGGCAGTGATTAAAGTGTATGAACCATCCTGATTTACAGCTACATAATCCCCAGGGGAACCTTTCCTAGCCAGTACTTTTGGATTAGAGGTTCCCGCTCTAACCAAACCAAAAGACTCGCTCATCAAATAAAACTGTTGTTGGTTGTAGGTTTTTGTCAGAGTTGTGGGAACTGCGAACCCCCATACCCCATTCCTATAGACAGACAAAGAATATAGTGGTCTGTCTTGTTTAAGTAAAATATCATTTAGAGTCATGTCTTTCATAAAAAATCTCCTATCTTATTTAGGGGTGTCGAAAATAAAAGCAAAGAGTTCTTTATTTAGTGAAGCTAACTGTTGAATCATATTTGAAGTGATAGTGGTGAGGAACTCATTCCCAATCTGGGGCATCTCATCATCGTCTCCTAAACCATAAAGATCAAATCCAATGTGACAAATTTCATGTAAGAGGGTTCCTCTATAGTCCTCTATACATTGGTTAGGATCAATAGTAAGGAGAGATTTAGGAAATTCTACACACCCATAAAGGTTATCCTTTGTAAGAGGTTTTTGTAAGATGATAAAAACCTTAATACCTGTGTATACTACAAGGGGGTGTACGGGATAGTCTTTTTTAGATAACAAAACCATCAGGAAGCCTCCCCTGAGAAAACCTCAGGCCCTTCTGACATTCGAAGAACGCTATAGTCTACATCCATAGGAACGATGAACCTAGGTCTTCCGTTGCGAGATTTAATAACATAAGCTCTCATCTTACCCTCGTCAAACTCCTCCTCGGATTGGTTCAGGGACATGGCGAAATCACAGGTTCTAATCTTACCATAGGAGTCTCCAAGCTCTGCGTCTGTAATAATCTTCACCATCCTACCCTGTCTGTTAGTTTGAGTAGCAGTCCAGACGAGGAAGTTATACTCCATAGCAACCCCCCTAAGCTCCTCTGCTGTCTTCTGTTGAGCATGATACTCCTGCTGGATCTCTCTAGTCGGACGAAGCAGTTCTAGATAGTCCACGATCAGTAGGTCAGGCTCAAACTCATCATAGTTCTTTAACTGAACTAGTAGGTTACGAATAGTGTTGATAGAGGCTTGTCCCGTGGGAAACTCCTTAATAACTAGCTGGCTTCCAGCGAATTCATTCTGGAACATTTCTAACCGCTCCTTCACGGTGAGTTGGTTCGCAGGATCCTTCAGCTTAAACTGAGGAACCAGGGTCATAATAGAATCGAACCTTTGAGCAATCTTATCCTCACTCATTTCTAGAGAGATGTACAAGACCTTCCTACCTTCAATCATTGAGTGGACTCCCTGATTAACAAGATACAGAGACTTACCCACCCCAGGAGGGGCAACAACCATAGCCATCTCTTTGGCACCCAAACCACCTTCTAGGGATTTGTTAATTGAGGGTAGGACTGTCTTATACTTAACTTCATTCTTTTTATTAAAGGTGCGATCCCAACGGCCAATAAGATCACTAAAATAATCCTGACCAGTATCTATATCTCGATTAATAAGGAGTGCTTTCCTAACCAAAGCTTCAACCTCATCAATCCTATTCTCCTTAATTAACGAAATACTATCAGCAATCGCTGCTTTCATAGCTTCCTTTTTTGCAAACCCCTCTACTAAGTCTAGCATATACTCAGTATTACCTACAGTAGAAGTGTCTACATTATTAATGTAAGAAAGCTCATCCTCATAGTCGGATGCGTTCTCCCTGGCACCCAGCGTAGGCTTAATGTCCTGGATGATAAAATCATCCGTAGGAAGCTTCCCGTACTTCTCATAATGCTCCTTTACCTTACTAAAGATCTTAGAATGAGACGGGAACTCAAAGTAATCTGGTTGGACGAGGTTTACAATCTGTAAATAGAAATCTTTATCTGATTTCAAAAGATAGAGTATACCCCGCTGGATATTCTCACTAAAATCGTATGCCATATTAAGGTTTGTTTTTGTTGGGTTTTGTTATGTCTAGTTTCTCGCTACCAATGTCTTTGTAGCCCATCTTGTTCGCTCTATCATAGGCATCTATCGTCAGTTTTTTGGATCTTTCTATCTTATTTCTAACCTCTCGCTCTCCCACTTTTTTAAGCCCTCTTGAGTCAGCGAATTTATCCCAGTCAATATTAGCCGACAAATAACGGAAAGATTCATCGTCTGTAGCTTCCTTGGTTTTCTTAATTGATACCTGCGTCTTACCGTATGGAAATCCTGAACCCCTGGATTATTCTGGTTTCCTGCTCCATCATCCTTAAAAGAAATAGGAACAGAGTGTTGGAAATACCTATGGGATAGTGCTTTACATTTAGGACATTTGGTTCTATCGGGAGCTTTCCCTACACGACACTCCCTATCCCACCAAATGTTACACTCTCTACAAATCCACTCATATGCTGCCATAATTATTCCTCCCAATCTGGGTTATCCTCAGAAGGCAAGTCCTCAAACTCCTCAGGCTCCACAATCTCCTCCCGCAAGAGAACAAGCCTCTCCTGTTTGCAATTTGATCTCATAATCTTCTGTCTCTTTAGATCCCATGTATTTTTCAATGTTTTCCATCGTTAAAGGGATAATTTTAAGAGGCTCATCTTCTTTAGATCCTGCGCGGTAAACAGTAAGCCCCTTAAGATAAGGAGCGTAATCTAATGCGGCTTGAGAAAACTCTTCAGGCGTAGAAGTACTCGGTAAATTAATTGTTTTTGAGATACAGGAGTCGATAAATTTCTGTACCGTAGCTTGTACTTTGATGTGGTCCTCTGGAGGTACATCATACGCTCCAACGAAGGTAGTGAGGGATTTTTCTTGGTCATAGTATTCTTTAAATAACGGGTCAACAACTAATTTCTCTTTCCAAATATTGTTATGCCTATAACGGCGGTTATACATAGCAGAAAAGATAGGCTCAATGCCCGAACTAACCCCGTGGAGCATTGAGATAGTGCCGCAAGGAGGAATAGTAAGCATAACAGCATTTCGAATCCCGTGTCGTTTGATAAGCATTCTAATACGAGCGGGGAGAGTTTTTGCGAAATCTTCTTCAAGATATTTTTTATAATCAAACTCTGGGAAGGGAGCCTTGTCCCTTGACAG